ATGCCCGAGCCTCCCATTGAAGAAGAACTCGCCGAAATGGCGCGCCGGGCCGGCGAACTCGCCGAAGGCGAGCCGCTGCGGCCGACGCTCCTCGCGTTCGCCGATCTAGTGTCAGGCAAGTGCGCGCAGATCGGCGACCAATACGGCGACTGGGACCGGAATGCCGGCGACCACATCCGCGCTGTGATGCACGGCTTCCCTGCATTGATGCCGAAGCCGCGAGCCAGCGACTGAGACCATCATGCGAGTGAAGATGAGACCGCGATACCGCGGAGGCACCCGGCTCAGCAAGCGGGAATTTGTCGATCAGCCGTGGCTGTGCGGAATGCTGACGCTGCAGACCGTGGAAGGGCGGACTCAACTGGGCCTGTGGCACGCAAGTCCGGGTGATATGCAGCCGCCTTTGGGCATCCTCTGGCGTCCCGAACTGGTCGCCTGCGCATTCGACACCATCAGTTTTGCCGGGACTGAGCAAGCCAATGGGCGATGGTGCTATCAGGTCTGGTATTGCGAAGCGTATGGCTTGCCCTCCCCTCTCTCCCTCGAACTGCTGCAAGCGGCCTCGACAATGAACCATGAACCAAACTGAATTTTTTACCGGGCCCGCCACCATCCTTCGCATGCCGTCATGGCTGGGCAGTCACGAAGACCGGGAATTGCCGCTGGCGCCCGGCGACTACAAGGTCACGCCAGGGGAACGCTGGACGGTGACCTCGCTCAAGGACGGTTCCACGGTCTACAGCGGCATCGGGCCGGTCGAAGTCTTGCGCGACGCGCGCGTGACCGGAAAGCACTGCCACGACTGAGTTGGGGCGTGGCGCCTGGAAATGCAGTACCTCGCGCGCTCTGAGCCCTATCACTTCTGATAGTGGTAGCCCTCAGCGCTTCGCGCGAGAGTTGCGGCATGAAGCATCTCGCTTTGCGATGGAGCACGCGATGGAAGTCGATCCCCAAGTGTTCGAGACCTGGAAAAAGCTTTACTTGCGCTGGAACAAAGCGGACCGATGCGCTCGCAAAGCGCGCAGTGAGACGACGGTTGCCCTGATCAAGTGCCTCTTTGGCGCGGGCATTCCTCCAACCGTCACGCGGTTGGACAGACTTCGCAAATTGGAATACACGGCCGACCGGCTGCGCAGCGAAATGGACGCGAAGATCCTCGGCTTGCTTCCCTTTGAGCCATGGCAGAGCACCGATCTTTCGTAGAAGGCTGATCTTCCGACTCCGTTCATTCCGGCCTCCGGGAGGCTCTTTGTCGTGGGCAGCAGCAGTGAGGGCATTTGTCTCCCTGGAAAAGGTGCGTACCGCTCATGCGCGCGTGCGGCGCAATTTCTACAGTGACTTCACGGCGAAACGCCTTGCTCCAAGACTGACAAACAAGCGGCGCCGGTTGTCCACCTCACTGGAGAACGCACATGGCCAAACAGTTCGCTCAGCTCTTGGTGTCTTCGTATTTGCTGGTGTTCCTCGCTTTGTGGTTCATCATCTGAATGTGAAGCGGGCGGCCCAACCCTTGGCATCGTGCAGCCTAAAGTCAGGGCGCGGACAGCTTGCGGTCGTTGCTGATCGTGGAGAGTAGGAGCTCTACTTCTGCGTCTCGCTGCTCAACGATGAATCGACCGCTTCGAAGTAGCTCTGCACCTCGCGCAGCCAAGTCTCCGAGGACCGTGGATCGATCCGCGATACGCTGGCAGGCAGCGGGGTCACTTGCGGCTTGGCCCCGATCACGGGCGGCGAAAGCTGCGAACTGCTGGCGCATCCGCTCAGCATCACCAGCAGCAGCGCGTCGGCGACCGTCGAGCACGGCCAGTTTCTTTTCGTAGGCATCGACGTTTTCCTTTTGGGCTTTGGCATGGGCGGCCTGCATCGCGAGCACGCGCTGCAGGTCTTCGAGCGCGGCCAGCGCGCGGCGGGTGTTCTCGGCCTGACGGTCAAGCTTTTCATCGGAGACGGCCTTCTGTGCCTTGGACACATCGGCCCTCGCCTTGAGTACCTGCGTGCGCTCGACGCCTGCCACAGCAAGCGCCAACGCCAGCAGCAGCGCCCACAGCCACGACGGCACGATGTCGAGGAACTTCATTGGCTCAGCACCTTGTACGCGCGCGCCGTGATCGTCTTGCGCTCCGCGAGCTTCAGGCGCGCGGGTCCATTCACGCGCCCGGTCACGTCGTAGACATCGCCACGCTCGGCCGCCGGCATGCAGTCCTTGAACACCGCGAAGAACCAGCACGCCGAGTGCGCCGCGTATTGCGGCTGCAGCAGCAGCTCGGGATGGCGGCGGAAGTCCACGCCGAGCGCATGGCCCGCGGCGACGTAGGCGTCTTCCCAAGTGAGCTGAATGAGGCCGCGGCCGTGGAAGCCTTTGTAGCGAAGCATGCTCAGCCCTCGGGGGTTGCGCACGTACTCTTCGGCCCGATAGCCACCCTTGACGAACAGGCTTGGGAAGATCTCGCGCAGCCGCGCCGGCGTCGTGTAGTTGAGGTTTTCCTCGACCTTCTGCAGCGCGTCGGATTCGATGGCGAGCTGCCCGAGGAAGACCGCCATCGCGTTGACGGAGTGAATGCCGAAGCGGTTCATGCCGTCCGCCAGGTGCAGGGTGTAGCGCTCGGCGTCGGCGCGTGCGGCACCGGTGCAGTCGATAAGGGTCTGGGTGTCGATCATGGTTTCTTGAGTTCCTTCGCCGCGGTCTTCGCGGCCTGGTTGGCGACCTGTGCGGCGGTCTGCGCAGTGCTTGCGGCTTCACCCGCGGTCTGCGCAGCGCTCGCCGCGGTGTCGGCCGCGCGGTTGACGCGGCCAGTGAGAGAAGAAAGGCGGTCGCCGAAGGCCTCGCGCAGCCGCGCAATCTCGGCGAGGTGGTCTTCGCGCTGGCGCGTCATCTGCGCTTCAGCGTTGCGGGCGGCCCAGAAATAGCCGGAGCCGAAGCCGCCAAGGAAGAGGCTTCCCACGACACCCACGGTCTCGAAGAACCGGCGCCACTGGCGCGGTGGGCGCACGCGCGGCAGAACTTCGAGCGGCGCGCGATCCGAATCGATGTGCGAATCACTGTGCATGCAGTTGCTCCTTCAATTGGCGGACCTGGTCGCGCAGCGAGGCCAGCTCAGCGGTCTGCGCGGCGAGGGTTTCGTTCATGGCCTTAAGCTGCCCCTTCATTTCCCACAGCTCTTTCAAGGCTTCGTTGCGCTCGGCCGCGAACTTGTCCGCCCGCTCTTCGGCCTTCAGGCGCGCGGCGCGCTCGCCTTCGAGCAGTTCCTTCCACGTCCCGAGCGCCGCAATCTGCCCTTCGCTGTCGGCCCGCTCCTTCGCATCGGTGGGCTGCTGCTTGCGCCACACCTGATAGCCGCCGGCGGCCGAAAGAATGAGGAACGCCAACTGCGCAATCGGATTGCCGGCGATGTCGCCCATGTCCATGAGGTGCCTCTTCTCTTCCGTCTTAAATTTCGAACTGCACGAGCGGCATGCCGGCGGGCGCGTCGCCCTCGATCACGCCGTCGCGGACAAACACCTCGGCGCCGATGGCCCGGTCGCCCACGCCGCGCGCCGTGAGCACGCCGCCGCCAGGCAGCACCAGCCGCGCGATATCGCCATCGATGGCCGTCACGGTCGCGATCTGCAGCGGCGTGGCCGGCAGAAGTTCAAGGAAGACGCTGTAGGGATTGCGGCTCATGCTCAGACCTCCACATGCGTTTCGACGGTGAGCGTCTGGCGCAACGTCGGCCAGGCCTCATCGAGCGCGATGCTGCGCACAAGGCCCAGGCGCAACGCATCGCCGCCGTCGTAGCGCACCAGCGAGCCCGGCAGGATCAAGCCCGTTTCCTGCAGCACCGGCATGCGCAGGCTCACATGCGCCTGCCGGCCGGTGTCGCTCAGCACGGCCAGGCCGCGCTGCATGGCGGCATCGCCGTGCGTCATCAAGGGATGTGTGACCATGGGCGCCGCGTAGTCGCCGGCCGTGCCGCTGCGCGTGAGGTCGCCACGCACGCCGTCGCTCGTGGTGCCGTAGACGAAGGCGCGGTTGTAGGCGGGCCGCCGGACCCACTCGATGCCCTCCACCGAGACCACATCGGCGGGCAGCACGTAGTCAGGGGTGAGCGTGTGCCACATCCACGGCGCGGCCGGATAGCGCGGCAGGATGCGCAGTGTCGGCTCGGTGTTGTGCGGCTGCACGATGGCGCCGGCCGCCGTGGCGATGTCGAGCACCGCCGCAATCGGCGTGCCCTGGAAGGCCCACGTCCCACCCGGCACAAACCAATCGCCGATGCGGTAGTCGATGGCCCAGCCGTTGTTCACGCCGTTGATCGTCATGGCGAGCGCCATGAGCTGCGCCGCCGTGCGCCCCGAGGCGGATGCAAAGTTCTGCTCCGACACATAAGGCTGGTCGAGCAGCGCGGCGCGGCCCTTGCCCCGCACGCGTACATCCGCGCGCGCAAAGCGCCGCTCGCGCGCCGGGTTGTCGGCCACGAGCCGATAAGGCACGCCGTTGACCATCGCCAGCAATTCGGCCGGATCGCCGTTGCTGTCCTCCTGCACCAGCGGCAGCGCCGAGCCCGGCAGCGTCGCGCTCCATTGCCAGGTCCACGAGTCGGCATCGAGTGACATCGAGAAGCCTCTGGCCTCGACGACTTGTCCGCCATTCACGCGCGTGAGCGCAATGCTGTTTTCCACGGAATAGACCTCCAAGACGGGCACCACGACCGTTTGCCCGGTGCCAGGCGGCGGCGCGTGCCGCTCGCAAAAGAAAATGAGCGTGGTGGCGTGCTTCTGCAGCTCACGAAACTCGAGCCTGGTCGAGGGCACATAGCAGGGATCGACCTCGGGCGGCACGAGGACCGAACGCCCCGGCCGCGGCGCCATGGCCGCCTGCCAGCGCACCAGCCATCCCCGCTCGATGAGCTGCGCCACGCCGAAGCCTTCGCCATGACGATGCGCGAGGTTCGCGGCCTCTTGCCACGGCGAGTGCACGGCGCGCCGCATGCGCTCGGCTTCCTGATAGCGCACCCCCAGCGCCGCCGGCGCGAGCTGCTGTGTCGCCTGCCACCGCACGCGCGCCGCGTTGCGGGCACGGCCTGCCTCTTGCCAGCGAAGTCCGGTCGAGGTCGAGACCGATACGGCCGCCTGGTGCCGCACGGCCACCTGGTTGCGCGCACGGCCCGCCTCTTGCCAAACCGACGCCGCCACGCCCGCCCGCAGCTCGGCACGCTGCCAGCGCGACACCCGACCGACATTCCCGCGTGCGGCGCCCTGGTGCCGCGCCACGGTCCCGGCGCTCGCCGGCGCCGCCACCTGCCACCCCGACGACACCTTGCCCACGAGCGGGCGCTGCGTAGCGCTGTCGTAACGCACCGCGCCGCTCAACATGAAAGCCGGCAGCGGAATGGCGCCCGAGGCGGTCGCGCGCGGCGGCAGCGAAACAGAGATGTTCCCTGCGACCATGAACGCCGGCAGCGGAATCGTCCCGCTCGCCACGGCCCCGCCGCTCGAAGGCGCGTCAGGTTCGCCGAAGATGAGGATGTTCGGCGGGCCGCCGGGCGGCGGCCGACGGAAGATCAGGTCTTCAACCAAGGACCACGCTCCCCAGGTAGAAGCGCCCGCCCTGATAGATCTTCCCCTCGGGATCGCTCGCCGGCGGGTCGATGACTTCGATCTTCACCTGACCCGAGCCAGATGGCCCGCTCACGGTGAAATCCGCGATCCATGTGCCATCCGCCAGCTCGACGCGACCCCAGGACGCGATACCCGTCGCTTCGGCCATGTCGCCCCCGGCGTCGGCCTGCACGAGCGTGAGCTGCCCCGCCTCGATGGCACCCGCCGGCACGGCCAGGACCGCCGCGGCGAGCCGCGTCGTGATTGCGCCGCCGTCCGACGGCTTCACGCCATCGCACACGACGAAGCGCGCGGCTTCACCGAGCAGCCCAACGAGGCCTTGCAACATGGCGTTGATGGCAAGAACGTTCATGGCATCACCTCCACCTTGCCATTCGCGAGCGTGAGGCCGTCCGCCACTACGGCACGCTTTCCATGCGCCTGGTAGTAGGCCAGGACCGTGTAGCTCTCCAGCTCATCGATCCACTGGAAGTCGTAGGAACCGTCTGCGCCGCTCCATGTCTCGCGCACGACCAAGCCATCGACCTCACGCACCAAGCGAACGCGGCAGGGATAGGGCTTGTTGAGCGGGTTCACATAGTCGAGCGTGGCACCGCGCACGCGGCCGACACCTCGCCCGAGGAACCCGGTCAAGTAGTCTTTTCGTCCGCGACGCAACGCTTCGAGGCTGGTGCGCCCCAACAGCATCGGCACGCTCAAGGGGGTCGGCACCCGGAGCAAGCCCGAGAGCGATGTGCCCGCCGCCGGAGACACGTCGATGAGCATCGGATTGTCCTGGGGCAGCGCTGCGGCAGGAGGCATGAACGGGACGGTGTATCGCGCGATGCCTTTGGTGACGCGCACGCAGTCGAAGAAGCCGTCGGCAGGGTTCAGATTTCCGCCATAGCTCTCGACATACTCACCGATGCGGAGGACGCCTTCGCCGACGCCATACACCGCCGTGTCGGCGAGCTCTCCCGCTGCTGCGCCGTCAAAGAAGAAGCGACCGACGCCCGACTGCCTGCTGTACGCCAGGTGGTGCCACGCCCCATCCATCGCACTGGTCGTATTGGTCGAGAAGAACGACGAGTTGAGCGCAGGCATCTGCATCTTCCCGTCAGCCAGGACGAAGCGCCAATGTCCTGGGCCGAAGGCGTATCCGTTCATGATGAGACCTCGAACCCCGGTACCGGCCACGCGAGACTTGAAGAACGTCTCTACGGTGAAATCGCCGGAGCCAAACGCGTAGGTGTCTTTCACGTTGGTCAGCGTCACGCCGTTGGACCCGTATGGCGTGGTGCCACCAGCCTGCAAGGCGCCCGTGCCAAACCTTGCGTTCGCGCTCAACGCTGCATTGCTGCCAACGGTCAAGGTTGCGCCTTCGAGAGCCTCGTTGGCGATGACGCCTCCATCGAAGTTCATCATCAGCACGGTCCCCTTCAGAGGATCGATGGGGCGCCGGCGGCTGACCGTTTTGTGTCGAATCCCCGGCCACGCAATGCCCGACAGAACAGCGTAGTCGGTCCACGAACTACTGTCGTCGGAGTACTGGATTCGCGCGGCGAGCAAGAAGCGCACGGCCGATCCGCCCCCGCCGAGTCGGATGTCGGTGACCTCCACGTCCCCACCCGCTCCGAAGTCCCAGGTCAATACCAACATGGGCACCGCGGCGGCCGACCAAGTCGCGCTGGTCGCAAGGTCGTCATCCTTCAAGCTGGGCAGCGCCCCTTCGCTCGGAGCGATGGAACTCGCGAGCAAAGCCGGCTCATCGACCCGGACGGTGCCCGCGAGCAGGTGAAACTCGGACAGCTCGAGGCCTGCAGATCCGTAGGTCTGCAACGCTGCCGCGCGCCAATAGCGATGGGCTGCCATCGCTCAGCGCCACGGCCCTGTACGGTCAACCCACAGGCACCCGGAATTGGTGCTGTTTGGCTGCGTGTTCGTGTTCGGGTTCCCCGTCTGGAGCGCCATGAGGGTTCTACCGGCAAGGGCATCGGTGCCCGGAGCGGTGTCCAGATGCTTGAAAGTGTCGAACGCGAGCGTCTGCGGCTGGTGATACAGGCCAGGAATATCCGCACGGGGGTGGTTGCCGTCAGCCGTGAGGTATTTCCGTGACAGCTTCAGCGTGCCGTCGATCTTGCTCGGGAACTGGCCGAGCGTCGGATCTGCGCCGGACATTGGGGCCGAAGCGCCGGTGTAGTTGTAGACCCACTGACGCACAGCCGAGCCAAGGCCGGTGAAGTCCCGCGGAGATGCACTACGAGCCAGAGCGGTACCTGTATGACCATCGATGCCGCCTTCGTACATGCTCATCGAGTTGGACTCGTTGGAATAGTTGAGCATGCACGCATAGGGATCCCCACCGGGACGCAGCGGCAGCATATCGCCGAAGCCGCGAACCCACCCTGAGCTCCACGTGCTGCTTGAAGAAGAGTGCACCGCGACAAACAGGTAGAAGGCTCGCGTATCGCCCACCAGCGTCCAAGCCACCGCCGTCGCTGTCGCGTTTGCACTCTTCGGCCAATAGCCGCCGCCGGCAATCTGCGCCGCGCTCGGGAACGGCCCGACGCCGGTGGTGGCATCTGACATTGATTCGTAGCCGATGACGCGCGCGAAAGTCGGCGCAGCGTCATCGACCCGCAGGAACATGCCGAAGCTGGCGGGATCGGCCGACCTGTACGCGCCGCCGTTGGCAAAGCTGAATGGCTTCAGCCAACCGAGCGGCGCCATCTTCATCGTGATGGTCCCGGTGTATGCGCCGTCCGGGAGACTGGTCACGAAAGTCACGGCGTTGGCATTCGGCTTGCCGATTACCCTCTGCTCGCCGTTCATTCCCGCCCATCCAGTCGGGCCGCCGGTCACTCCGGAAATCAGCACCACGGCATCGGGAAGGGCCGCGTGGTCCCCGGTGTATGCAGCCGTCGCCACCCCACCGGCAACCGTGAGAGAGCCGAGCGTCTTGAGGTCGAAGCCATCCTTCAGACATGCATCGAGCAGGGCAATCATGGAGCCGGCGGTACCGGACAGTGCCGGCGCACCCGACATCTGGCTCGTGAAGTATTTGACGCTGGTGTCTACAGGGGAAGTCATACGGATTTGCTCTCTCTTGAATCAGGGACGGTCCACGCCGATGCGCACGAGCAACTCGAACGAGTCATCGAGCACGGTCTCGGCGCCCATCTGCACGGTGCGGATGACGACGAAGGGGAACGTGGCCGCCACGGTGTTGAAGCGGATGACGGCGCCGGCGGGCCAGCCGCCCGAGCCGAAGCCGGCCGCGGGAATGCGCATGTACGGCACGCCCGAAGGGCCGACCGGCTCGCAGTCCGCCGTCAGGCTCTGGCCCGTCACGATCTGGCCGACGTGCTCGCCGACCAGGTTGTAGGCCGTGCCGCTGCCGTTGATCTGGATGCGCCAGCGCTCGGTGACGGCGCCCTTGTTCGTGACGGTGATCGGGTAGTCGATGTCGTTGAAGGTCGGATCGGCCGGGTTGCCGATGAGGCTGTCGGACCATTGGCCCGTCCAGCTCTGCTGGTCGAACAGGAGCGACACACGGGCCTTCACGTCACCCATGCGGACCACACTGCTCACGTAGGTGTCGCCGGCCGTGTAGTCGTGCGACAGGCGGCTCGCGAACGACAGGCGCCCATCGATCGACACATCGGTGAGGGTCAGCATGTCCTCGGTGGTGTGCTCGTAGACGACAGGCTGCGCAAAGGCCGAGGCGTCGGTGATCGTGAGCTCGCCGGCGTCGAGATTGCGCGTGTACCCCGTCTCGATGGCGAGGCCATCGGCCCCGATGAGGCGAGTGCGCGAGAGCCGTTCGCGGCCGGCGCTGAGCGTCTGGCCGTTCGACACCACGGCCGCCGGCAGGCGCTTGGTGTTGCCGATGACCACGAGGCCACCTTTGCGGAAGATCGGCACGCGGCCATCGGCCGGCAGGCGCACCGGGTCAAGGCCGAGCAACGTCGCATCCACGGGCAGCGAGGTGGTCGCGACCGCGTTGTAGCGAATCGTGCTGGCGAACACGGGAACCGGCTTCCAGATCTTGCCGTCGCTGCCGACCGCATCGGCGTGGTACCACGGCTCCGACTCATTGCCGGCGGCCGTCACCCAATCCCCGAAACGCACCTTGACGACGCCCGTCGAGGCGTCCACGGTGCCGCGCACATTGGCGCCGCTGATGAGACCCATGAGGTCGGCCGTGACGTTGACCGTGCCGCCGTTGAGCTTGGTTGCCAGGAGCTGCAGCGTGCCCGGGCTGATCGGCGCCACGGGCGTGCGGAACACCACGTACTCCACCGGCTGGCCGCTGAGCGCCGTGAGCAAGCTATTCACCGTGACCGTGCTCGATGCCGAAGCCGGCCACGCATCGAGGCTGGCGGTGTTGGTCGCGTAGTCGTAGCTGCCCGCCTGTGTGGCCGCGCCGGTGGCCGGGTCGAGGTCGGTGTACAGCGCACCCGCCCGGTCGAAGTAGGTCTTCCCGCCCACCGTGAAATTCACGCTGCCCGGCACGCCGACCTCGCTCGCGTTCGGCAGGAGCTGGATGGAAAGCTTGGGCTGATTGAAAACCTGGCTCTTCGCGGTGCCGGCGCCGGCGACCCGGAAATCGGCCGTCACCAGCGCCGAGGCGTCCGCCGGCAGCGTGGCATTGAGCGGCACGTAGGTGTAGCCCGTCAGCGTGTTGCGGAAGGCGCCAGGCAGCGCCGGCGAGAGCACCGTGCCCAGGATGCCCAGCTGGTTCACGGCCCACTGCGGCACCGGCACCGTCACGACCGCTTCCGGGTAGAGCTTGGCGACGCCGGTCGCGTAGGTGATCGTGCCGAACTCGACGCCCAGTCCATCCACGAGCTTGCCGCTGCCGTCGTCGGTGATGGTCTTCGTCGAGGCGAAGTTCTGCGGCACCCAGAGGTCGGCCGGCACGCCGCCGGTGGACATCAGCACGAGATTCCAGCTCAGCGCCAGCGAGCGCGGCGCAATGTTGGTCTTGCCGAGGTTCAAGGTGATGCCGCCATCGACATCCCGCGCCGGCGCCGGGAACGCCTTGGCCTCGGGCAGGCCGTGGCTGTAGGCCACGGTGAAGGCCACCGACGACGCCGGCAGCGTGTTCGGCTTCAGGTCGATGCTGCTGGTCGCGTAGTTGACCGGGCCGGTGGCGTCGCCCGTGAGCACACCGCTGCCGTTGTCGCTCGCGTGGCGGGCCGCGCCGTCGTTCCAGTCCACCGCGATGGTGCTCGCCTGCGCGGCCTGGTTGTCGAGCGCCAGGCGGATCAACACCGCCGAAGGCAGAACGCCGCTGCGGTCGCGGTAGTTGGCTTTCGCGCCCCAGAAGTACAGCACCTCGCTGCCCACGTCCGGCAGCACGCCGAGCGTGGGCGCGACGGTGCCCGTCGTGTAGTCCACGGTGCCCGAGCCGATGCTCGAATCGGCGCCGCGCAACCGGCCGGCGCCGTCGTCGGCCAGCTCGTACCAGTTGGCCCCGGCGCGGTAGGCCACGCGCAAGGTGCCAGGGGCCGGCGGCGGCAGGATGGTCAGCGGATAGTTGACGCGGCGGTTTTCTGCATTGACGGCGATGGATGCCGAGTCAGCCAGCTCAATCGGCGCCGCGGCCGGGCCGAAGGTGATGGCCTTCGTGCCGCCGATCTGCGGCGCATCGCTCGCAAAGGTCAACGTGCCGCCCACATAGGAGGCCGTGCCGATGGTGAGCGCGCCGAGCTTGAGCCGGCCGCCGTCGTCGGTGATCGTGCCGGCGCCGGTCGCAATGGACAGCGTGCCGGCATAGAAGGGATTGCCGAGCGTGAACGTGGCGTTCGGACCGAAGAGCGCGCCGGTGGTCAGCGTGACGATGCCGGCACCCGAACGCACGAGCGCGATGGAAGAGCCGGCGGCCGAGGTGTCGGTGATCGAGATCTCGGTGGTCGAGGTCGGCGCAAGCTGGGTGTCGATGCGGTCCACCTTCACCGACAGGTCGCCGGTGGTGGCGTTCACCACCAGCCGGGACACGCCGTAGAAGCGCGCCGCATCGGCCACGAGCATGCGATTGATCGTCGCCGCGGTCTGGGTGCGCTCGAAGAGGCGGTTGGCCGCGGTGCCGGCGTAGTCGTGCTTGAGGCCGTCCTGCAGCTCGCAGACGCACACCTGCGCCTGATAGTCCACGAAGCCGCTGCCCGTGGAATAGCTGTAGGTGCGGTCCTCCACCTTCACTTCGGTGAGACGCACGGCCTCGCTCACGCCGCCGCCGCTGATCTGCAGGGTGCTGTTCACGTTCGGCGGGGTGGCGCCGGGCCGCTGGAAGATCAGCATGGAGCGCTGCCCCTGCACATGGTTCGCCAGCAGGTAGCCGGTGAATTCCTCGCCGGGCGTCGTGTAGGCCTCAATCCGGCTCTGAATCGCGGCGCGGCGGTCGAAGAAGTCGTTCGTGACGAACAGGGTCACCGACACGTTCGGGTCGAGCGGCGGCCGGGTGATGCCGACCGTTCCGCCGAGGGCCGTGTCGGTGTTGAGCGTCTGCACCGTGGCGGCCACCTTCATGATGGACACATCGCCTTGGGCGCGGTCCACCTCGCTGATGTCCTTCATGATGGCGTTGCTCTTGCCATCCGGGATGACGGTCGAGGTCGGCGCACCGCCGCCCTCTGGCACGTCATCCATCACCTGCGTGGTGACGAGCTTGATGTCGGATTCGAGAATGGTCATGGTCAAACGGTGATGAGCCGCACGGTGGCGACATAGGGGTAGTCCTCGACAGGCAGCTCGGGGCGCGCGAGCGGCTTGCCTTCGATGGGCAGGCCGGGCGCGAACTGCACGTTGAAGGTGCGGCCATCGGCCAGCACCAGCGCGTGCACGCCGATGGCATTGGCCTCGGCCAGGGCCTGCAGCGCCGTGAGTGCGCCGCGGCGGATCCATCCGGCATCGACCTCGCCCTGCAAGGTGATCGGCCGGCCGGCCAGGCGCACGCCGGCATCGATGAGCGCAGCGCCGGTGAGCGAGAACTCGAGACTCTTCTCGACGCGGCTCCATCCGAACTCATCGATCCAAACCATGCCGCGCGGGATCTGCAGGCCGGCGAGCGTGTGAAACTTGGAAGTGGCCATGTCTATCGGCCCGGGCGGTTGGACGACGTGCCGGCCGCGGCGCCGAGCTGCGCGAGCAGGTCTTCGATGGCATCGGCGCCGGCGGCATTGGTTTGGACCGTGCCGTAGTCGCGGCCGTTGAGGTTGAGGTGCAGGTTCACGGTGCGGTTGGATTCGGGCACGGGGATCGCGGTGGGCTTGCTCCCGTTGCCGAAGAAGGTTTCTTTTTCGGCCGCCTTCAGCAGCGCATAGCTCAGCGTGTCGCCGCCGTACTTCTTCTGGCCGGGGTTGTTGAAGAAGGGGATGTCGCCCTTGGCGTCGGCAAATTCCTTCGCGATCTCGCGCGCCCGCTTCTCGTCGCTGACACCCGCGGCCTTCAGGAACGCGGCGATGCCCGTCAAGGTGCCCAGGTCGCTGCCGGCGTTGACGGTCTTGCCGTTCTTGTCGGTGGAGAAGCCGGCCGCATCCCGGCCGAGGCGCTTGTTCTCCAGCGCGGTTTCGCGCTCTTTGAGGGCGTTGGCCTTCTCGCGGGCTTCGATGTCGCGCTCGCGCGCGTTCGTGACCTCGCGCAGCGCGCCGGCCAGGCCAAACGCCGACTGCATCGCATCGTTCTGCGCGTCGCGCAGCTTCAACGTGGAGCGCCCCGCACTGTCGAGCACGACCTCGAAGCCGCGCATCGCGGCCTGCGCCTGCACCCATCCGGGCGCCACGCCGTTGCCCGCGGCGATGGCCGCTTCGGCGGCGCGCTTCCATGCCTCGCCCAGGCCGATGGCCGTCGCCTGCCCGCTGTCGCGGATCAGCTCGAAGTCGCGCAGCGCGGTCTTGGCGGCAATCTCCAGCTGCTCTTTGGTTTCCACGCCGGCGCGCTGAAAGGCCGCAGCAATCTCCGCCGCCGCTTCCGTTTGGGCTTTTTTGTTGGCACCCGCCGCGTCGGCTGCGGCGAGGTTCGCTTTCTTCAGCTCGCCGAGCTTCTGCACGGCCAGTTCGAGATTGCCGGTGGCGATGGCTTGGTCGTATTCGCCGCGCAGCCGCTCGACCGAGGCCCGGGCTTCCTCTGCCTTCGCCCGCTGCGCTTCGGCCGCGCTGGCGGCCTTCTGGCCGGCTTCCTGCGCGCTGTCGCCGGCGGCCTTCATCTCCGCGGCCATGTCCGCGAAGGCCGCAGCGCCGCTGGTGGCCGCGGCCGTCGTCGTTTCGGCGCTGCCGGTCAGGCCCGCCCATCCGGCGCGCGCCTGCTCGGCGCCTTCGGCGGCGCGGTCGAAGGCAGCACCGGCCTTCTCGCCGAATGCATCAGCTACCGCGCCGGTGGCCTCGGCCGAGAGGCGCACCTCTTCGGCCGCCGACTTGAACGCCGCCGAGAGGTCGCCGAAGGTGATCTTTGCCAGACCAGCAATGATGGTGGCGATGCCGGTCTGCACGGCGCTGACCACCATTGCCATGCCTTCGGCCTGCTTGTAGATCGCCGCCAGCACCACGTTGGCGCCGGCCACCATCACGCCCCACACCGTTTGCACGATGTTGCCGGTGGTCTGCGCCTTCTGGCCGAAGCTGTCGAGCAGCGCCCCCGCACGGTCAGCGATCGCCTGCGCCTTCGCCACGAGGGCGGGCACATCGACGCTCGCCACAAAGGCCTGCACCCACTTGATGCCGTTCTGGAACGCCAGCGCCAACGCGGCGCCGAACTTGCCTACGGTGCCGTCAGCGACCGCGGCACGGAGTGCGCCGGACAGTTGCTCGACGCCTTGCTTCAGCACCGGAAGGATGGGCGTCGTGAGCGCGTTGAGCGTCGAGTCCCACGCGGTGCGCAGGGCATTCAGCGCGCCATTGAGGTTCGACTGCATGACGGCGGCCGTCTCGGCCGCGCTGCCCTTGGCGTTCTCCAGCTTCTTGGTCAGCGCATCGAGCGAAACCACGCCCTGATTCAGCAGCGCGCGCAATGCCGGCCCGGCTTCCTGCCCCACTGCCGCAATAGCGCGCTGCCCCGCCGGGCCGGCCGCGGCCAGTTCGTGCAGCGCCTTCTCGAAATTGGTCGACGTGATGCCGGCGGCAGCCAGCTCCGTGCGGAACTTGCTGGCCGGGTCGGAGAACTGCGCAAAGATGCTGTTCAGCGCCGTACCGGCGCGGCTCGCGTCGATGCCGGCATCGGCGAACTTGCCCACGATGGCGACCGTGGATTCAAGGCTCAGCCCGAGCGTGTTTGCCAGCGGGGCCGCATAGCTCAGCGCTTGCGCCAATCCCGCCACGCTGGTGTTCGTCGCGTTCGCGCCGAGCGCGAGCACGTCGGCCACGCGGCCCGCATCCGCAAAGGAAAGGCCCAGGCCATTGACGATCTTCGTCAGGTACTCGGCCGAGGTCGCCAACTCGACATCGCCGGCGCGTGCGAGCTGCATCGCGGCCGGCAGAGTGGCGATGGCATCGCGCACACTGAGGCCGGCTTTCGCGAGGTTTTCCAGCGCGCCGGCGGCTTCCAGTTCGGTGAACCCATACCGGGCATCGGCGGCGGCTTCCTGCGCCGCCTTGCGCAGCGCGCGCATCTCGGCCGCGGTCGCACCGGTGGCGGCCTGCACGCGGCTCAGCGCCTGCTCGAAGTCCGCGCCGCCCTTCACCCACCCGGCGAATGCCTGGATGCCGAAATAGCCGAGCACGACCGCCGCAAACGCGGCAAGGCGCGCCTGCAGCTTGTCGAAGACCTTGGACGCATCGTCCTTGGCATTGATAACGATTTGGATCGGCTTGAAGGCCAATGGAGAACCTTTAGGGCGTGTGGTGAGGTGGAATCGGTCCGGCGACGGTTGGCGCCTCCAGCGAAGCGCCAGGCGTCGCCGCCGCTCGGGGGGAGCGGCAGCGAGGCGAAGTGGTCAGATCTCGATGGGGCGGCCGTCCTCGAAGATCGCCACGCCGTTGGGCGGCGTCAGAACCTCGATGTCGAACTCCATCTGCACATAGGCGTCGTCGCTGGTGATGAGCGACATGTCGCCGGTGGGCGCCAGCGTCACCAGCGGGCAATAGGTGTCGATCTGCTCGCCTTCGGCCACGTTGGAAAGCACACGCAGCGCGCCGCGCAGCTCGGCCTTGTCGCCGGACTTGATGCGCAGCCAGGTGGTGGACGGCTTCGCGTACGCGACCTTGATCTTTCCGGGCGGGATGCTGCCGCTCGCGAGGATCTGCAGGCGGCCGAGGGCGGCATCGACGGTGTAGTCGACGCCCAGCTCGTAAGGCTCGCCGCCGGCATCGGGCGTGACGACCACGTCCGACACCTTGCGTGCGCCGGCCGGGTTCGCGTCGGTGCGGCCGAGCTGGTAGAAGCGGCCAGGCGTGACGGTGATCTCTTCGGCGGCCACGTTGCCGGTCGCCTGCGTGACCGTGGATTTCTCGCCCGAGATGAACATGGCGCGGTTGTCGGCGCTCATGTTGTCGCAGGTGATCTTGCCGGTGCGGTCGATGCGCACGACGCGATTCGCGTCCTTGACGCCCGGGCCCGCTTCGGCGCTGTAGTGCGGCGCCTTCTCCGTCGCGATGTTGAGCGTGACGGTGGGACAGTTGCCGAGGTGGCGCTCGCCCGTGAGCTGGTCGGCCGCATCGAGCACGTCGAAGAAGACGCGACCGCGCGGGATGATGTACTGAGACTTTTCGTAGATGTTTGCCATGCTGGCTCCGTAGGTTGGGTTCACTCTTGGCCGAAGTAACGGCCCGTCGTGGAGAAGAGAAGCTCGATGCCGATGAGTCCGCTGTCCGGGAAGTCCGGCGCCGAGAAGCGCGCGAGCTTCAGCGCGCCCCAGTTCCGGCCACCGGCCGCGCCAGGCGCCCAGTTGTGAAGCCGCTCGATCACCGTGCCAATCGCCGTGTCGAGCAGGGCCGCGGCCGCGGGGCCGCGCTTGACCGAGAGCAGGACGCTCCAGCCCGGCGACAGGCCGACAGCGCCCTCTTTCACATCGGCCAAGGCGCCGGCGGCGAACATGACCGACACCAACGCTCCGGCATCGCGGTTGCCCTTGCCGGTCGAGAAGCCCATGACTTCCCAGGCCGGCAGCACCTCGCGCAGCCGTTCCACGATGTTGGGTTCGAGCAGGAACATGGTCAGGCGCTCCGCAGAATGAGGTTCGTTACGCCGGTCCCATCCGCCTCCGCGCGCACCACTTCGAACGGCTTGCCATCGACGGTGATCGCGTCATCGCGCTGCAGGCCGGCGAGGGCTTCCGTCGCGCCTTGGCACGACGGGGCATCCGCATCGACCTGCACCCCGAAGGGGGCCGCATAGGGACGGTCAAAGAGGACGCGCGCGGTCCTCTGCATGCCTTCGACGGTGAACGAAGCGTTCACCGCGAAGTCGCTGAAGAAAACGGACAGGTCTTCGGCGAAGCTCATGGCTTAGGCGGTCTTCGCGTCTTCCATGGTGGCGAAGCTCTCGACGTTGCGCACGCCGACATCCACGTCCTGCAGCGCGGTCACGCGCACCGTACCGGTCGTGCTGTGCGTGTACGGATCGACCATCAGGTCAAGGCCGCCCCACATGCCGATCACGAGGTCGGCGAAGTTGCCGAAGATGAGTGCCGAGAGATCGGTGCCAGCACCCTTCGTGAGGTTGCTCGGCACGGCGTTGGTGACGGCAGCGCGGTAGCCGTTGAGCGGCTCGCCACCCTTCTGCCAGACCCGCTCGCCGGTGCCGGGACCATCGACGAAGGTCTTCTTCAGCTTGCCCCGCACCTTGGCGTTGGTCAGGTAGGCCAGCGTGCCCACGTCGGCATTGGCGACCGACACGGCCGTTTCCAGATCCACGACGTGATCCCAGTCCGGCGCGCCGCCATCGACGCCGCCGACGACCCCCGCCGCGATCTTCGCGAGGATGCCGCTCGGCTCGTTCGCCACACTGCCGCCAGCGATGGCTGCGCGCTGAATCGCCAGGCCGAGCACCATCGCGAGGTCGGTCGAGACGAAGCTCTCCACGTCGATGCTCGATTGCAGCAACAGCTTGCGACTGATGTCGGTGAAGGCACCAACCGTCTTGGGCGACATCGCGACTTGACCGATGGCCGCGCCGCTCTCGTCCGGCGGCTGGCCTTCGGCCACCCAATAGGCGCTGCCCGAGCCGGTTTGCTTCGGGATGGCAATGTTGCCGACCAGACCCGACAGGAAGCGCACGCCGAGCGTGTTGAGCACCATCGCATCGCGCAGGATCGTGATGAAGTCGCCCGACATCAGGTCGGTGGCCACGAGGTTGCCGCCGGCGGCTGGCGTGCCGATGTTCATGTCGCGCTTCTGCACTTCGAACGGAATCAGGATGCCGCGCGAAGTCTTGCCGAGCTTGGTCGCCGTCGCGTTGGAGCACTCGAATTCGAAGGCCGCAGCATTGCGGGCGGCGACATCGCCGGGATTCGCCAGCGCATTGAGCGCACGCACCATGCTGAAGCGGCGCGTTTCCTTCGTGGTCAGGCCGATGTCGGCGGTGGGCACGGGCTTGGATGCGAGTGCGCGAATCGCCTCGGCTTGGAACTGCTCAACCGTGTGGCCGGCTTGGATGGAGCGCATTGCCAGGTCAGCACCGCCGGGCATGGCCGCGGCGATCTTGCTGATTTCGGCGGCGTGGTTGCGCTGCACGGGGGTTTCGATGGTGGGGGCCGGCGTGCCGGCAGGCTTGGTTTCGGGCGTCGTCATGGCGCGGTTCTCCGTAGAAGATGGGGAAATGGAAGGAAGGGAAGGAAGGGCCGGCGGCGCGGCGGCGAGGCTGCGGCCGACACCGACAGTCGCATCCGCTGGCACGCTGACCAGAGACAACTCGAAGGGCTCCCAGTCGGTCACGCGGTAGGTGTCAGAACCGTCCTTCGTGCCTTCCAGAATGGCTTCGTGGATGATGTAGCCCACCGAAACGTTGACGCGGATGCCGTCGACCACGTCGCGGAAGACTTCCTCTGCGCGCACGCTTCGACCGAAGCGCACCACGGCACGGGCTACCTTGTCCGAACCGATTTCCACAGACTCGACGACCGCGACGACATCCCGTGTGTCGTGGTCACAAAGGAGGTTGGCGCCGGCCGTGAGACGGCCGATGCGCATTGACTTGCGACTGAGGTCCAGCACCTCGATGAACCAGCCGCGATCCACCGGCGTCTCGCTCGCGAAGGCGAGCTTCACGGTGCGCGCTTCTTCGTCGATGGAAGAGCGGTCTACAACGAAGGCGCGCTTCAGTTGGCCGGAGGGCAGATGCGCGCGAAGTGCTTGAGGAAGACTTGAAGTCATGCCGCTATTGCAACTTCGCGGCACTGACATTCATAAGGCGCGCGATGTCACTAGGCTGCGGTTTCTTCTTCCTCTTCGGCCTCTTCGTCGGCGGCTGCGGGCCGGCTCTTCGGCGCAGGTGCCGCGACCTTCGTCGCGTAGGCGGGCAGCACGATGCCGAGCTGCTTCGCAAGGTCTTGCGCTTCCTTGATCTTCACCATCGTGTCGTAGAAGTCGCGACCCATCTGCGCACTGAGATCCTGCGGCGCGACCAGACCCGCCCCTACCCCCGCAATGCGCGCGTTCATGTCCTTGAGCGGGTCCACCCACTCCCAACGGCGGCCGAGCCAATCGTGGGCAGCGAATTTCGCAACCTTCGCCGCGGGCAACGGACTGCCGTTCGGCATGGTGATCGCGTTGGACAGCAGGGACATCACCATCCACTCGGCGCGCACGCGCCGGAGAAAGGAGTCGATGAACCACTGCTGATCCGAGGCCCAACGGTCGCGCTCGTCGAGCGTGCCGCTGCGAATGCTCGAGAAGTTGACGCCTTCGAGGTCGTTCGCGAGCGCGTGGTACGACACGCGCCAGCCGCTCGCCACGCGTTGCAGCGCGGTCTTCACGAACGGGCCGAAGACCTCGTTCGGATATTTGCTCTCGTGCGGCTTGAAGTCGTAGCCAGGCGGCAGCGTGTCGTACACGCCAGGCTGGCTCGTGGTGATCGTGTCGCCGCCGTCGTCGCGCTCGCCGATGGGCAAGGTGCCCGGCGCGGCGTCCTGGTTCTGGGTGAAGAAGCCGAAGTGATTCGCGCCATGCTCGGCGGCCAGCACCGCGGCCAGCATGAAGCCGCCCAGGTGGTGCAGGCTCAGCATCCCGGGCGCCATCCACGGGATGCCGCGCACCTGCTCGGCCCGCTCCACCTTGAAACTGTGAATGATGTCTTCCGCGGGCAAGCGCACGCGGCGCCGGGAGGTGCGCGGACCATCGTTCGGATGCGCCTCGAAGATGTGGACCGCGACCGTCCGGCGATACGCGTCCACTTCCACGCCCATGATGACGGTGTTGCCTGTTGAAGGCTCGACGCCGTTGAAGGTGGTATCGATGCGGTCCACGTCGATGAGCTGCAGCGCGAAGTTGAATTCGTTGCGCGCGTCGGCGCCGCGTACCAGCCGCACCAGAAACTCGCCATCGCTCGGCAGGCCGCCGACCAGCGTCTCGCACATGTCGCGCAACGACTGCCGGCCGGTGACATCGCAGACGGCCTGCCAGCGCACGAACGCCGCTTCGATGGCATCGTTCGCGAGCTTGTCGGCCTTGCCCGGCGCATTCTCGACACGTGCCTGCATGACGAATCCGGCCGGCCCCACCATGTTGGTTTCGACCATGCCGCAGAACTTGCGCGCATAGTCGTTGTTGTTGCGCAGCTCCCGCCCACGCGCGCGAAGCCGGTCGAGGTCGCCGCGGAGCTCTTCATTGATGCTCGAATAGGTCGCGATCCAGTCGGCCGAGAGGCGATCGATGCGCGCGGCCTGGAAGCGGCGCGTCTGGGTTTTCTTCGGCGCCGGGCCGCCGCGGAAGAGGCGGCGGAGGAATGCAGGCGCCTTCATTGGCCGAACCTCACCATGATGCGGCCGGACACGCCGCGCGGCCCGCTCTTGCCTTGTTCTGCCGCGACCTCCCGCTGATACTTCGAGCGCATCGCGTGCAACTCGTTGAGCGGGATGTACTTCAGGCGCCGGCCGTTGATTTCGTATTCGGCTGTCGCGCTGGTGGCCCGGCCTTCGAGCACCGCCTCGATGGCGTCAAGCGTGCGTCTTGCATGGGAGCGGACATCACCGGCGGTGCCGAACGATGGCGCGACGGTCAGGCGCCCGGTGCCGACCGTGTAGACCTCATCGGCATTGGTGACTCGCGCTCGCCAGTCGTAGGAGCCGGGCGCATAGCCATCGGTAGCCTGCGCGGAGATGACGACGCGGTGCGCGTCGCCGGCAGCAACTGCCGCGATCTGGTAGCGGTGCTGCGAGTTGAGCAGTTCGTAGCTCAGTGCCCAGCCGGCAGAGGCCGGAAAGTCCTGCAGCGACCGTGTCCATTTGACGGTATCGCCGGGAATGATGGAGATGGGCTCGGAGTTGGAAGTGTCGATAGCCACAGTCAGGCCTTTGGTCAGTGTTGACCGGACTATCGAAGCGGGGAGCTGACATTAACAAGGCGAGGTGTGTCACTTCCCGCGAACACCCCGATTCGGGGGTTATGGCTTGCAGACATTCATCGGGCAACCAGCAGGCCATCTCGCGAACTACTTTGCGGTGTTACGTACGGATCAGCTTGTGCTCGACCGCGTACGTCTTTCCCTTCGACGTCAACTTGATATTTCCCTGACTTGTTCGGCTAATCAGACCTTGCTCCGCGGCTTGGCCGAGATAAATGTCGAACATGATTCTCGACATCGACGCCTTTCCCAACAACGTTGCATACATCAGAATGTCACCCTCCAAAGTTGCTTCAAAGGTCTTCACTATGACGCGCATCGTCTGAAGCACCCCGTCACCGGTCTTCTCTGGTGGCGTCGCCGAGACCGGAGTAAATGGGTTGCTTGCAACAGGAGGCTTGATGAACAGCGGTGCACCGTGCAACGAGCGAAGCAGCTCATCATAGGAAAACTCGAACTGGTCCTCCCGTGAGAAATCCAAGTACATCTTTGAACTGAGAAACGTAGGAACCGAATGAGTTCCGTTTTGACGGATCAGTGGGATAACTTTCGTGGAGTCCACGGACTTCATCAAGTCAGCCGTCACAATCATCTTTTCGTAGCCAACGCCACCAGTCCCTGAGTTGGCCTTCGCAACGTAGTTTTCAGTGCAAATCATCAGGACGCGATCTGCAACGGCAAGATTTTTCTCCATGAAGCTCGGCAGATCAGCTCCGGGTCCGAGATCCCACTGATCGAGCGCGGCATCAACGCCGTTATTGCGCAGTCTCGTAGCAAAGTCGAGAACCCATTTCTTATGATCTTGCGAGTCATGAGAGTACGAAATAAACGCCTTGGGAATTGCCACAGGTAGTCACCTATCAGGTAAGCCAAAAAGATGCGGCTGGTTTCCGCGTGGTGTCCTCGCCGCGCATCCACAGTCCCAGTTGATTCGGCGCGTCAGCTCGAAGGAGGAAGTGGAACACCAGGAAAGGGCGGAAATACAGACACTGTGCCGGGAGGAAGCGGCGGCAAAGCAGCAATGACTGGTGCAGTCACGGTCGGACCTGAAATCGGCGGGAACAATTTCTTTGCCTTAGCCGGGAGGATGTAAACCTCTTCCAAAAGATGGTCAAGAACTATCATCGCAAGGCCCAGTTGTTGGGGATTATGGGGTTCAACCTCGTGTGCCGCTAGATTGCCAAGCGTCCGGAGTTGATGCAGCACAGCAGCTCGACCCGGCGTCAGAACGCCCTGCTGAACCAAGTCGTCAATTTGCTCAAACAAAGTGCGCCCTTTGGCGGCCTGGTCCTTGCACAGAGTCTCAAGGATCGCCCGAACTCCTATTCCCGTGAGAACATGTTGATCGGATGTCAGAGCGTTGGTCGTTTCCTGATAGATGCGTCGCAGCTTGTCCGGCAGAAGCCAAACGCCGTCTTTCAGGCCAATGTATCCGGCGATCCGCGATGGATAAAGCTTTTCCGCGACCGAGTACACGGTCTGCAACTCCCCGTTCTCGTCGTAGTAGTGATCCACATCTTCTGAATTGGAAGCCGCCGATCGAAATGAGATTGCTTTGCATCCCATGCACTGCAAGATCTGGTACTCAGTCTCCCAATCCATGTGATGATCAGAACCCACCACTCTTGCGTCAGCTACGACTCGGTGTGCTGTGCTTCCGACGCACCGCTGACACTGCACTTCTAGTTCCTTGCCAACCGCATAGTTTGCGTGGAGCGTATCGCTAGCCATGATGGGTAGTATTTCTGAGTGGGATACACATAGTAACGCTCAACTTGCCGGCGGGATATTCATTTCGCAGGCGCCTTTATGATTCGCAAAACCTGTCGCTCGGAAAGCTCATAGCGCCGCGAGAGCAGCTTCACGCGCTCACCCGCCAGGTAGTCGCGAAAGATGCGGCTGTTCCGATTGCTGTGCCCCTCGCCGCGGCGCTTCGCAATAAAGACGCGGTCACCGCCCCAGTCGGCGCGAACTCCCGCCTCTACGCTCTTCACAAGCTCGGGCGTCAGCTCGCCCTTTGCCTCTGCAAGGGCCTCCTGCACCCGGACGAGGATGTCGAGAACGATGTCATTTCGGTTGTTGTTGGTCACCATGATCTAGCGGAATGGGATTGACGGGACGGGCGTTGAAAGGTTCGGCGAGGTGGCACTGCCTTTGGAGGCGTGGCCGGGGCCGGTGGCGAGGCCACCATCGGCGGCGGCTCCGGCGGGCTTGCCGGCTCTGTGACTGGCACTTCGCTTGTTTGCGCGGAGCGTGTCTCGACCGTGTGCGTTTCGCGTGGAACATCAGCCGGTGAAACCTCTTCCGCCTGTTCCACGCGAAACAGATCACCATTCGGTGGCTGCACGATGGACTCCAACCGCTCCCACATCTTCCCGGTGTAGAGGTGCAGCCCGAGCATGTGCGTGCAGAAGATCGCGTAGACCGTGCAGTCCAGCGCTTCATTGCGCACGCCGGGCGACTTCATCCACTTGTAGGCTTCGCCGCCGGCCACGCGCTGCGGCACGCGCGCTTCGGAGGTCAGTTGCGTGTAGAACTCGCGCGGCAGATCCGCGCAGAAGTGGACGAACCCGGCGCCCCGCTTCTCCACGCACAGGCGCCCGTACAGCAGATCCTTGGCGGTGTCGGTGCCGACATACCAGAGCCGAACGCCGCGCTTGATGATCTTGCCGCCCCAGTTCACGTCCTGCACGGTGGCCTTGCTCTTGACCATCTTGCTCGGCTGCGGATCGCCGCGCACGGCGAACACCCGTTCGCGCTCGCGCTGGCGGCAGTAGTTGTAGGCCTGGTGCGTGAAGTGGCCGCCGGTGTCCACGGCCATCGCTTCGATCTTCATCGCCTGGCCGCTCTCGTGCTGGAAGATGGTCTTGCGGTAGGCATCGAGGTGCGACCAATCGCGCTCGTCGGCCGGATTCGCATAGATCACGCTGTAATCCACGCACCACATTTCCTCGCCGCGACCGATGGCCCACGTCACGACTTCAAAGCGGTTGTCCTGCACGTCCACGCCCGTGACCAGCACGAGGCCACCATAGGGGACCGTGAAGCGGCGGTATTTCTCCGCACGTCTTGAGAGCGCGTGCTCGTCGGCGCGCTCGACCACGGCCTCCCAATACTGCGCGAGCGTTTCGTTCACGAAGCCTTCAAGCGGCGCGGTGTCCCCTGCCTTGGCCTTGATCGTGGCTTCAAGGAATTCGCGCACGATGTCGGACCATGCGCGCTGCGGGCTGTAGGCGCTCCACATCTCCACAAAGGCCACATGCCGCGGCGCGCGGATGACCACGCCTTGCGCATCGGTCCAGACGTGCAGATTGTGGTCGTAGCGATACCGGCCGCACTCGCTGATCCACATTGCCCGGTCGTCCCAGATCTTCAGGTAGTCAGCTTGCGTGATCGACTCGTGGCAGTGCGGGCAGACATGCCGCACGGTGTTGTAGTCGTGGCCATCCCACTTGAAGCCGTGCCGTACCTTCTTGTTGCCCCAGATGAGCGGATGCTCGGCATCGCAGTGCGGGCACACGATGTTGTAGCGCATGCGCGCATCGGCATTCTTCTCGCGCGTCTCGATGTGGTCGAAGTCCTTGATGCGCACGGTGCTGCCGGCGACCAGCTTCGGGAACGGCGCCCCTTCGAGCCGGCCGCGTGCGAGCGTGATCGGATCGGAGGACTTCTCGATCTTCTGATCAAAGGCCGAAGCTTCGTCGAGCACCGCGACCGCCACGGTGATGCGGCGGTAGGCGCGCGCGGCCTTGCCGCCAAGCAGATGCAACACGGAGCCGAAGAAGCTCTTCAGCTTCATCGTGTCTTCCTTGCCCGGCACCATGACCGCCTTCAAGGCATCCACGTCGCGCAGCATGGGCTCGATTTCCGACTTCACGAAGCTGTCGCGGTCGTCGTCGGTCGGCATCCAAAGCGCCTGCTTGCGCCGGCGGTGCGCCGCGTTGTAGGCAATGAAGGCGAGCAGCGTCTTCGTGTAGCCGACGCGCTTCGCCTTGCGCACCGTCACTTCTTCGATGTCGTCATTGCTGAAGGCATCCATCCAGCCGCGCTGGAACGGGTAGGCCTTCCATTCACCCTGCGTGTGGCTGGCCTCGGGCGACAAGTAGAAATTGTTTTCGGCCCAGGTGCTCAGAGGCTGCGGTCGCTCCATCTTGAGCGGCACGAGGCCCTTCACCACGGCACTGATGACTGCGCGCTGCGTTTCGTTGGGTGCCAGGCTCACAGCGGCTCGCCCTCTTCTTCGTCGCCGTCCTCAGGCTGCACGACGGCCTCAGTCACGAGCCGGGCGGTGGCGCGCACCCATTGGTTGCGCGCATCGGCGATGGCCGACATCAGTTTGTCGCGCGCGGTGTCGGGCAGCTCCGGGCACACCTTGCGCAGCAGGCCGGGCAATTGCTCGAAGCGCTCGGAGACGGATTGGCTCGCGGTCGCGAGCACTTCGGCCAAGAGCGTGATCGGCGCGTACTCGCCGCGGGCCACGGCATTCTTGATCGCGATGCCGAGGCGCTGCTCGCGCGCGAGCGCCGCGCGCTCTTGCACGAGGTCGAGGCCGCCCGTCTCCGACGACGCCCGGCCGGCAGCGATGTCGCGCATCCGGTCGCAGTAGGCCATCAGCCACTCATGGCCCGACTCGCCGCGCGTCAGCACACCCTCGGCCATGAGTTGGCTCACGCGCGCCTCGCTGATTCCGACCCACGCGCCGAACTCCGCCTGCGAAATGGCCTGCCTCATCGCTTCGACTGCCTTCACTTAACCCCCTTAGCAGCATCGCCGAACAGTCCGAAGTCGGGGTTCGAATTACCCGTAACCCACGCTTCTGCGGAAGGACCCGTGACGCTGTTCTTCATTGGCCCACCAGCTTTCGGACGTGGTAGCGAATGCGCCGCTCGATGTAGGGCTCAAGGTCCGCGCGCTCGGCCACGCGCTGGCGGCTGATCCGCGACTCGTACATGCCATCGCGCACGAACATCAGCACGGGCCGCACGATGAATCCGTCTTGCCCAGTCGCCGCCCAGATGCCAGGCGCGAGGTGCTGCGTCGGGCCACTGCGAAGATGACCATAGGCAACGAAAAATCGCACGCCCTCGCGGCCCTTGCCGCCCTTGTGCAGACGGGCCTTGCGCTTGTCCGTCATGTTGGCCTTGTAGCCCTGCTCGCCCATGGCCTGGAAGTAGGACAGCAGGCGCACGAGGAAGCCGCCGCGCACGTTGCCGCGCCCGTCATCGCTGCCGGGGAATGGCGTGTCGGGAATGGCCGTCTGATAGCCGGCGGGCAGGATGCCGATGCGGCGCAGGGCCGCCTCGCTGCGCTTGTCTCGACGGGCGCCGCCGAACTCTTGCGCCTGCAGGATCTTCTGCGGGTCCACGCCCTTGCCACCGAAGTAAGTCGGCTCGATGTCCACGCTCAGCCGCTCGGGCGTGGCCTTGCGGACATACACGCTCTTGAGGATGTAGGGCGTTGGCCGGTCGAACTGGTCGCGCATCTCGCGCTGCCACTCGCGCCGCGCGAGGAAGCCGCCATCGCTCAGCCCGTTCGCATAGGCTTGCTTGGCCTGCTGCCCCGACAACTTGGCGAGCTGCGCCTGCACGCTGGCGAGGCCAGCACCGCTGAAGCCCACCGTCACGCGCATACCGCCTCCCCTGCCTGCTCGGCCGCACGCCTCACCCTTGCGGTGAAGGCGAGATAGGTTTCACCACGGCCCACCGAGAAGGCCGCTTCGTCCCACGGCGCCAAGCCGAGCGCACGCGCCTTCGAGTCGATGCCGCTGCGCGTCTCGTGCCATGCCCCGGCCGCGACGGCAGGGCCAGCGCCAGGCGCACGAGGCACATCCCGCCACCGTTCGTTCCGAAGCCAGTTGGCGAACTCGGGCACGAACTCTCCGTCCTCCTTTGTCCACCTCTTGCTAAGCCTTTGGGCCTCGATGGCCGAGCGCATCGTCTGCTGCAGCGCGGCGCTTGGCGCCATCCGCCGGTATCGGCGTTCGGCCTTCAGCCTGTTGTCGTGGTTCGGGTAGATCGCAAAAAGCTCATCGAACCCGGTCGCCCCCCCGCCGGGGGGTAGGGGGGATTGGTTCATTGATGGTTCTGAAGATTCGGGTGTCATAGCTGTGACACCCCTCTCGTCTCTGGTGACACCCCTCTCGTCCGTGGTGACACCCCTCTCGGGTGTCGAGACGGGTGTCAGATTGACACCCGTGTGCATAACTTCAGGTGGGGGCGCGTCATCGAGGGGTGTCAAATTGACACCCCTCTCCGGAACCGGCACGTCGCCGCCTTCGATCCACTCGGGACAGATGCGGTATTCGTTGGTCACGCCGGGCCGCCCGGTCGCCGTCTTGACCTGAATCAGCCAGCCGGTCGCCACCATTCGGCGAATCTGCCGCTGCACGCTGCTGCGGCTCTGCATGGTCTTGCGGGCCAGCTCATCCACCGAAGGCCAGATGCGCCGGCCGTCATCGCTGGCATGGTCGGCCATTGCGAGCGCGAGCAACCGCTCCATGCCGCCCGCTGGATAGCGATCAAAGACCATCGACATCACTTTGATGCTCATGGCGTCGCGCACCCTCCCCGGCCAGGTCGATCCGCTGCGCTCATGCCTTCGGTTCCTCCCGCATCAGGCCGCGCAGCATCGCCAGCGAGTGGCCGACGTTCGCGACCAGTTCCGCCGCGTGGTGCTCCGCCTTGCGCATCTGATTGCGCGACACGCCGTCCTTGCGGCGCGTCAGCGCCTCGCCGAGCGCCTGCACGTAGTCGGCGAACGCCATCTGGAGCTGCATCAAGGCATCGAGCGGATCGCCCTCGGAATGCGCCGGCGTGGCCCGGATGCAAACGTGGTCCAGCTCGCCGGCCATGGCGTGCAAGATGCGGTAGTCCCGGCTCTGCCACTGCATCTCGATGGCGTCGCGCAGCGTGAGGTGATGGGTCGTGTTCTGCGGGTTGACCTTGTGCGTCAACGTGTTGGGGTTGTGGCCCATGCGCTTGGCGAGGGCAACGATGCCGCCCTGGCAGCCATGCGCGGTGTCATAGGCAGCGACCGCCGCATCGTGGCCGCGCAGCTTGTTGGGCACGGGCTCATCGGCGCCATAGCCGTGCGCCGCGTCAATTGAGATATTCGTTCTCATGCAGACCTCAGAGAGAAACAGCCAACGCCTCGCGGAAGCGAGTCCTGCTCCGACGCTGGCGGAGCGCATCGACGCCATCGAGCAATTCCTGCAGCAGCTCGTGCAACTGCTGGAAGTCGAGCCAGACCTGAACCGAGAGAGCATCGCGGCGTGGATAGAGATAACGACGGCAAGCGCAGGCGCCCAAGGGCTTGCGGCGCTGCGTCAACGCGCCGCGATGGCGCAACTGTGCGAGCGCGTGCTCGCGCCTTCCGTTGACGTGATAAGGCCCACTGCGACGTGGTTGTCGTGAGTGGCCGCCAGGCTCCATCACTCATGTGCCTCCCCTGCGCTTCGGTCGGACTTTCCCGCTCTGTCGCGGCTTCGCCTCGGGGCCGCACCGTTTGCAAGCGTTTGGCGCAAGTGATGCGACGCGAATTCCGGATCGTCATGGATGCAGTCATGCTCGGCCAACAGGGCACCATTCAGGTGGAAAATCTGCAGCACGTCACGCCGAGACTCACCCTCGCCGCGCTGACATTGGACAAGCACGACTTTTTCCACCCTCACAGACAAAGGCGGCATTGCGCATGGCAACGAACTCATGGCCCGAGATCCTTTCGACGTGCGATGAAATTGAACGGTTGCTCGACGGGGCCGCACCGGTCGCAGACTCGGCGCGTCTCAACCGGATCACCTTTTTGTGCGGATACTTGGGCACGGATTCCTACATCCGGGAGAAGGCGAATCGCTTGGCATCTCGCGCCGCGATCTACTTCAGTGCTCGACGCCATGCCAGTGAGCAAGGGGGCGCCGCCGGTGTCATGCAGGAGATGCGCTATCGATTGCTCTCGTCCATTCGAGAACAGGCCGACTGGCTCGCACGCAGTCAGAACTAGCTCGGGCTGCCTGTCAGGACTGCCGGGAAAGTGCTCGACCTCATCGGCCACCACGAGTGACATCAGCCCCGAGTGCAGCGAGCGGCGCGAAGCGTCGTGGGAGCTGTGCACCCTATTCATAGGCGCCCTCCCCGGCAGCCGCCCGCAACACATCCCATGCGACGTCAGGCCGAAGCTCTTCGCAGCGCACGGCACCAGAGGTCAAGCGCTCAATGGACGGGCAATGCTCAGCGGGCACGCGCCGCCCTTCGTCTTTCCATTGACCAACGGCAGCCTTGGTAACGCCCAGCGCATTCGCAAGTGCGGTTTTGGAGCCAACAACCTTTGCAGCTCTGTCGACGGGGTGTTCCATGCTTGATCCTTTGGCAGTTTCCGCAGAGTCTAGTATTTCTAGACAATCAGTTCAAGTATTACTTGCCTCACGGGGTCAAGTTTTTCTTTACGATCAAGAAATGGAGTTGAAAGACTGGGTGCGCGCTGCGCGAAAACACAAAGGCTGGACGCTTGAGCAGCTTGGCGACGCCATGGGTCGGAGCAAGGCAACGGCAGGGTTTTGGGAGAACGGGAAAACCGCTCCCAGCTTTGTGCAGATCCAGAAGATCGCAGAGGTCACCGGATACCCCCATCCGTTCGGCCGGGAGAGCGCCGGCACGCCGCCGCCGCCTAACGAGCTCGCCCCCCAAATGCCTGATGGAGCAATCCCAGTCGACCCGACAAAGCCGCAACGCATATGGGTTGTCGGCAAAGGCGCCGGTGGCTTATCAGAGCGAATTTGGAGCGACGGAGACCATCCAGTGGGAGCAACGGATCAATACGGGCTTGTTGCAAGTACAGACCCGCACGCCTTCCTCGTGGAGGTTTCCGAAGAAAGCATGGTTCCAAAGTACACCCCTGGCGATTTCGCGCTGGTGGAGCCAGGGACCGCGCCTGAACTGGAGGACGATGTCCTGGTGCGGCTGACCTCCGGCGTCACGATGATTAAGCGCCTGCTTTCGCAGCGCGGCGCTTACCGGTTTGGCAGCTACAACACTTCGGTGGTGCTTCACTATCGGTTTGAGGATGTGGACTGGGTCTACTACATCGCGCATCCGGTGCCACGGCGAAAGATCACTTCCCTCTGGTAGCAGCGACAACTCAGCACCAATTTTTTGAGCCGCCATCAGGCGGCTTTTTCTCGCCACAAGTCACTACGTCAAGAAATACTTGCCCGATTAGCTAGTTTTACTTGACTCTATAAGTCTAGTTATTCTAGACTTTGATCCAAGTGCTGCATCCCGCAGCCACCTTGGAGATGACGATGGCGAAACTTCCCGCGACGCGCAGCTACCGCTGCTTCTTCGTTCCCCGCGATGGCCTCGGCCACCTTGCCCCCTCAGACACCGGCGCACACCCCTTCGTCCAATTGAAGGCTGCGAATGCCGAAGCCGCCCTCATAAGCGCACAACACGTCACCGGGTGCCCGGTTTCGGAAGTCGAGCGCATCGAAGGCTGACGCAGTGGCCCGCGCTCAAATCAACCACGCCACCGACAGCCGCGCCGCATCGCGCCACGCTGCCACCAGTTCGGCGCGCGTGGACATCTGGATTCGCACCATCGGCCGCCGCCGCCAGGCGTTCTATCGCTGCAGCGCCGCAGGCGTTGCGAACTGGCAAGCCATGGGCGTGCCGCTCGCCAACAAGGCATTGAAGCTCGGCAGCATCAGCCTGCCTGGAATCTCTGACGCGACCGTCGCGGCCTACACGGAGGACGCACTCGCGCACCCGATGGCGGCCGAGTTCGGCGAGCGCGCACGCGCGCTCAGTAGCGAAATCGACACGCTCAACCTCTCGGCGCGGGGTGCGGCATGAACGCGGCATTCAAAGCGAGCCCACTCAGCATCGCCGAGACAAAGGCGAACTTGGCGGCAGCGCAAGCAGCCGCAGCCATCGCGCAGGCCATCGCTGCCTACCAAGCAGCCGGCTACGGCTCTCTCGTGACTCAGCCGCTCCATGAGGCTCTGGCACACGTCAATCACTCGATCCGCGAGGTGAAGCCGTGAGCGTGTCGAATGAAGAAATCGGCGCGCTCCTGCGGAGGGCTGACGCCCTCAAAGACCAAGACGGCGCCTCGGAGTCGGTGCGGGCGTTTTGGCGCGGCTACGCCAAGGGCCTTCGCGATCTGCAATCGGGTGCAGCGAAGAAGGCGGCAGCAAAGGACTCAGTGGCCCAGCAAACCGCGAGCGGTCCGGTCCTCGGCAACGGGGGAGACGAAGCGGCATGACGTTCCTGTTCCGCTGCCCCGAATGCCGCACGCGTCGCCGCAGCCACGGCCTGTTCACGCAACATCTGCGCGAAACCGGCCATCGTCTGTGCCGGTGCGGCGGCTACCACTACGAGCACCGCCCGGGTTCTCCGTTTTGCGAGCGCAATCCCATGAGTGTGGCGCTACTCGCGAGTCGCTATGGAGCCTCTGACGAAGAGGTGACCGACATTGCGCTCGAAGTCGTTCTGACCACACGCAGGCGCAGTGCCCTGCACTGCCCTTTCTGAAAGGCCGGCATGCGCTCGACCTCATTCCAAGAAACCGGCGTTGGCCTCATGAGGACTTCGCCCGTCAGGCCCATCTCGGGCTTCCTCGCGACCGCTGCCGCGCTGGCGGTCTTCATCGTCCTACCCATCGTGCTTGCCGCGATGTGTGTCTACGGCTGGAGCACACCATGATCGTGATCGTTTCCCCTCGCCCGCGGCGCCCCAAGCAGCCGCAACAAACCGGACCCATCGGCGGCCTTGCCGACAGCCGCTTCCACTACACGCCGAGCGTCGCCACCGACATCCGCAAGACTTTCAAGCGCATCCGCGCCGAGCAGCGAGGTGCGCGGCCATGACGACCACGACCACCGGCGTTTTCTTCGTCGGCAAGGACCGCCCAGGCCGTCCCGCAGTCAGCGAACACAAGTCCGACGCGGGCGAATTCGTCCTGAAGATGCGAGTCGTCGACAACCAAGGGCCGCGCGCCGTCGAGGTCTATGTGACTCGCTGGGTCGGCCAGGCCGCCGCAGCGTGGCGCGCTCAGCATCGCGACCTAAAGGCCGGCGACGCGCTGCGCCTGGTGCTCACCAATCCACGCGCGATGCCCGGCGCCATGTCGCCTGAAACGCACGCCGCCATCTCTTCGTGCGAGCTGCTGCCGGCGCGCGCCTCAGCGGCCACACAAGCCGCCTAGCCACCTCCCCACCACCGCAACCATGACCCTCGTTCCGCCCCCGGTGAAGCGCCCTGCCCTTCACCATCTCATCGCCCTCACTGGCCATGCCGGCGTCGGCAAAGACACCGTGGCCGACTTGCTCGTCGCGCATGCGCGCTTTCGCAAACTCGCATTCGCGGACGCACTGCGCGGCGAGATCTCCCACGCCTTCAATCTCTCACACGACGACCTCACGAACCCGAATCTGAAGAACGTTCCGACCGTCGCGCTGCGCATGCGACATGCACCGCGCGACTTCCTCGCGGCCGTGGTCTTGTCGCTGTCCGCGGCGGCACCCGACCATCGCACTCCGCTCAGCGATGCATGGCTCGACGAGCCGCGCAGCCCACGGCAGATCATGCAATGGTGGGGCACTGAGTATCGGCGCGCGCAGTCGCCGCGCTACTGGACCGAGCAGCTGATGAAGCGGCTCATCTACTACCGCCGGGAAGGAGAAACACGCTTTGCTGTCACCGATGTGCGCTTCGACAATGAAGCGCATGCGCTGCGCATGGCGGGCGCCGTGCTTTGGCAAGTGGTCCGTCCCGGCCACACCGGCGGCGCAGAGGGTGCGCACATCAGCGCCACGGACGGGAGCCGGTTCAATCCCGAGGTGGTTGTCGCCAACACCGGCGATGTGCGCCATCTTCAAGGACTGGTGCTCAGTGAGTTTGTAGCGCGAGACTTCGGCCTCGACCGTGCAACCGTTCAACTGACGGTGAGCGCATGAGAGCTGTTGACCTTTTCGCAGGTGCGGGCGGCTTCTCGACCGGCGCCAAGCAGGCAGGTTGCACCGTTGTATGGGCGGCCAATCACTGGCGGGCCGCTGTAGACATCCACGCGGCCAACCATCCCGAAACCGCCCACGCATGCCAGGATCTGCAGCAGGCCGATTGGCGGGATGTGCCGGCACACGACATATTGCTCGCCTCGCCGGCATGCCAGGGCCACACGTCGGCGCGCGGGAAGGAAAAGCCACACCACGATGCCCAACGCAGTACGGCGTGGGCCGTGGTGTCTGCACTCGAGTACCACCGCCCGCCGGTGGCAGTCGCTGAGAACGTAATCGAATTCCTGAATTGGGCACTGTTCCCGGCGTGGCGCCACGCAATGGAAGCCCTCGGCTATTCGCTGGCTCCGCACATCATTGATTCCGCGGACCACGGCGTGCCGCAGCATCGCCGCCGGGCCTTCATCGTTTGCTCCCGCAGCAAAAATCCTCTGCAGCTTCGCCTTGCGCCGCGCGCCCATATCGGCGCCGACAAGATCATCAACTTTGGCTCGGGCAAGTGGTCCGACATCGAACGGCCGGGCCGTTCTGCCGCGACTCTCGCGCGCGTCGCCGCCGGCCGGGCTCGCTTCGGCGAGCGATTCCTGATGCCGTACTACGGTAGTGGCTCGGGCCTCACCGGTCGCTGCCTGTCGCGTCCGCTGGGAACCGTTACGACCGTAGACCGCTGGGCGGTGGTCGATGGCCCACGCATGCGGATGCTCACGGCGGCCGAGAACCGCGATGCCATGGGATTCCCCGAAACCTACCAGCTCCCCGCACAGCACCGCCAGGCGGTGCACATGCTCGGCAATGCCGTTTGCCCGCCCGTCGCGCGAGACGTGATCGCCGCCGTCTTGGAGACAGTGTGAACCGCATCAGCCGTCGCACCAGTACACAGATGCTTGAACATCGGCGCTACTCCAGCGCCCTACCCCGCACGCCTTTTAAGGTCCGGGTGCCCGCGCGAATAGACAACACGCCCGCTCTGAAACGTGTTGGTCACCAACATGAAGTGACCACCGATGCTTCCGAGCGAGCCCTCGACAATTTCTTCCGCATGCTCAACAGCAGTAAGGAGCACGTTCAGATATTTCTCGCGAGTGTCCCACGCACGCTCGGACAGAGTTTCAGCAGCCCTCGCAATCGTTTCTTCGTGCGTACGGAATGTCTGCGCCAACGTCTCGACCGCATGAAAGGATGGCCAATCGGGGAAATCCAAAGGAGCGATTCGCATCAAGCTCTTGAGTTGAGAGTCAAAGTCCGCAAGCTCCTTTCGCACGGGGACGCCCGCCAGCTGCACGAATTCGTGCAGCAAATACTCAACAATGACACGGCAGTTGAAGAGCGCCCCGCCAATGATCTGCAGACGCCGAATTTGCTCCAGACGGGCCGCTTCCGCTTGATGCACTTTCTGCTGCAATTGTTGCCAAACAACCGCGATAGCGGCAGCGACGATTGCAACGGCCGCAGTTCCAGCTTGGGCCCATGCCGCCCAGTCACTAGGCGTGCTCGGTCGGTGCCTGAAGAAGACCACAACAAGCGCTGTTGCACAAAGCAGTGCGCCACCGGCCGCAAAGTAATAGAACTTTTTCAATGCTTCACCTCCAGCGGAGAAGTATGCAGGAAGGTCCCAACTGCCTCCGGGGGTGTGCCAGGGCGCCGAACGGCGAACGGAGGGCTGAAACGATGAGCCTTACAGTTGACGTGCCCGGCGCGGCCGAGCTGCTGAAAATCCACCCGGAGACGGTGAAAAAGATGATCCACAAGGGTGAATTGCCCGCCGCGCAGGTCGGCCGCGCCTACGTGATGATGACAAAGGACGTGCTCGAATTCATCGAGAACGCCGTGATTCGCGAGACCGCCGCTCGGATGCGCCGACCGTCGAAATCACCAAAGGCGCGTCGCCAGGTCGCTACCTCGTAGATTGGCGTACCGCATCATCATGCGGTGCGACTTGTGGCCGGTGATTTTCATGATCTGCGTTTCTGAAAGCGTCGTCTTCTCGAAGAGCCGGCTCGTCGCCTCATGCCGTAGATCATGAAAAGTTAGATTCGGGCACTCGGCTGCTTCGAAAATTCCGACATAGAGCTTCGAAAGATAGTCCGTGGTTTTGTGAAGTTTTTTGGGACTAGTGTCGCCGTCCCACCACGGAAAAAGAACATCCCGCCCCTTCGCGCCCGCGGCGGTCCGTAGTTCGAGGTATGCCGTCAGCGTCGCCACCGCGACACTCGACAACGGAACTTGTCGCTTGTCTCCGTTCTTCGTCTTGTCGAGAAACGCGGTGCGCTTTGCGAGGTCGACCTGATCCAGCGTCAGCGTATACATCTCGCGCATCCGCATGGCCGATTCGACGGCTAGCACGAACATGCACCACAGGGCCTTAGGGTCATCGAGCGAAAGAGGACGCTGCTTGCGGGGCAGCACGCCCGACACGATGACGGCCGACACCTTTTCGAACTCGCCTGGTTCAAGCCGCCTATCCCGCTCCACATCGACGCGCGCCTCGCCGGCGATAGCCGCATCGGTCTTCGTGTACTGCGCGTAGCCTTCCGGGAGGGTGCGCAGGGGATGGTCGGGCAGCAGGACATGTCCTTTCCGCATTCCCCAGTCAGTGCAACGCGCCAGCGCACCAACCTTCGCGCGGATCGTAGCCGGCGCTAACTTGTCGATGCGCTTCATCTCGGAAATCCAGTCATCGACCCAACCCGCGTCGATGCTGGTCAGCCGTGTGGTTCCCCTCGATTTGATGATGGTTCCGAGCGCAGCACGATCTTTCTCCTTCGGATGCGCGTCGCGCTCATATTCGCGCACAAGGTCGGCGATAGTGACGATGCGGGAAGGAGCCTGCAGTTCGGTTGGCACGATGCCTTTGTCGAGCAGCTTCTCGACCTTGGCGACGAAGGCGTCACCCTCTTTTTCATCGGCGAAGGTGAGATAGATCGGCTTGTCGAGAAGCCCAGCCCGCTTGATGACGTATTCCCACCCGTTCGGCCGCTGCCTTTTTCCCGCCAT